GCTGCATCTTGTACTAATTGAAAATTTTCTGTTGTTATGTTTGCCTGTGCGCTTCCATTATCCCAAGTCATTAAAACATTAATACCGCGCCAATTTTTTGGTGGGCTTACTGGTTTTCCGTTAAGTTCTAAATCTAATCGTGCCATTATAAAAGCCTTCCTTTTTTATAGTGTTGCCGCAAAAGTTTGCCCTGTGTTTTTGTTTCTTTTATTAAATGCTGCTTTATTGGATCAATTTTAAAATCAATTGATTTTTGACCATTTTTAAAAGCTTCTTTAACTTCTTTTAATTCTTTAACAACGTCTTCATTATTATTTGAATTAATAACCTGCGTTAAATTACCAGTTTGCGCTGCGTATTTATGTGAACCAAATCCTTTTTTATACATCACACCAGCTTTAACAAGTTCTTCATTTGATAACCCGTTTAATTTGTTATTGTCTGCACCCTGTATAATGCGTTCTGAACCATGAACTCGGATAGAATAACCATCTTTACCATCATAAACTTTTTTATCTTTTAAATCTTCGCTTACATTTTCTGTACCTGTGAAGAATCCAACAACATTATTAATACGACTGCTCGCAGATTCTGCTGCGCTTAACGTTTGCCCAAGTTCTGAAGCCGCTGCTGAAGCAGGTGAACTTTCACCCCTTCGCGCTGCTGATATTGTAAGTTCTAAAGCAGCAAGAATTGTTGCCTGTGCAGCCTGTCTTTTAATAGTTCTTTCCCTTTCGCTTTCAAGTTTTCTTTGGTTTGTACTTTCTAAAGCTAAACTTTTTCGTGCTTCTTCTGCTGCTGCTCCTGAACCTGCTGCAACAGTTAAAAGTTGATTTTGTAATTGTTTGGATGCGTCTATTTGATTTGATAAAATTTGTATTTGTGCGTTCTTTTGTGCTTCAAGAAACTTTTCAGCTGCTTCAAAACTCTTTTCAATAGTTTCATCAATTGCTTTCTGCTTTGCCTTTTCGGCTGCTTCTCTGTCTTTCTTTTCCTTTTCAAGTCTTTTTGCTTCTTCCTTCGCTGCTTTATCTAATCTTTTTTGCTTCTTTTTATCAATTTCTTCATTTAAAACTTCAAATTCAACTTCTTCTTTTTTTGCTTCTTCCTTAACTTCTCCAATATTAAGCAAAGCATCTCTTTCTTCTTCTAAACCTTTTATAATTTTTTGCTGCTTTTTAATATCTTCTTCAGTAAGTGCTGAATCTCTTAATAATCTAGCAGCTTTTAATTTTTTTTCGATTTCACCTAATAAACCAATTGTTATTTCATCTTGCTCATTGCTTTCTTCTTTTTCTTTATTGCTTTTTGCTTTGTTTACAGTAAAAAGTGCTTCAACGTCTGCTGCTGTAAAATTTAATTCTTTTAATTTTTCTAATAAATCAATTTCTTCTTCTTTATTTTTTAAATTGGATTGACTTGTTTTATTTCTTTTTTCTGCAAAATCAATAAATCTTTCCTGCGCTTTTACTTCTTCTTCTCTTGCTTTAATTACTTCTTTGTTTGGATTAATTGCAGATTCAATTAAACCTTGTTCTTGCCTTCTTAATATAATATTATTTCTTAATTCTTGTTGGATTTTTGTTCTTCTTTCTGCTTCTTTATTATCGTTTTCAATTTGTTTTTCTTCAAGTTTTAACTGTTCTTGTACTCCTTTTAATCTACTTGCTAAAGTTGCGGCTTCCTGATCACTTGCAAATCTTTTTAATTTTATCTGCTCCCTTACTGCTTCAGTATTCAAAGTTAAAGCACCTGTTTCTTCATCAATTGCAATAACACTTTCGCCAAGTCTATCTTTTAATTTTAAAGTAATAATATCAAGTTTTTCTTTTTCTTCTGCTGTTGGCTTTATACCCTTAGAAACTAAACTTTCATACTCATCAAGCAAAACTTGGCTTGAATTTGCTAAATCTCTATTAAGTCTAGCAGATTCAAAAGAAACTTCATTTGCATCTTCTGAAGTAGTTAAAAAACCTAATAAAGAAGTTGTTGCTTCAACAATTCCTTTTGCAATTGAAGAAAAAGCACTATCACCCGAAAGCAAAGACAAAACCAACCCTTCCCAAGCAGAATTTAATATTTTGGTTTTTCCTTCAAGCGTATCAAGTTGCTCTTTTGCCATCTTTTCGGCTGCACCACCTGCATTTTCTAAACCTATTTTTAATTGCTTTGTTGTTTCTGTTCCTTCAGCAAGAATTAAAAAAGATTTTGCTGCATTCACACCAACTAAATCAACTGCTGTTTTAAGTTTGTTTTCAGAATTTATAACTTTTTCAAGACCATCTTCTAAAGTTAAACCTGCTTTATTTAATTGAATAAACGATTTTGCTAAACCTGTTCCTGCCAAACTTCCTGAAATACCTGCGTTTGATAATGTACCTAAAAGCGCAGTTGTTTCTTCAACACTTACACCAACAGCTTTTGCCGCAGGCGCTGCAATTTTCATTGATTCTTTAAACTTTTCTAAATCTAAAGCCGATGTACTAAATGATTTAGCCATGACATCGGTAACTCTTGCAGTTTCTTCAGCATCTAAACCAAAACCGCCTAAAGTAGCTCCTGCAATTGCGGCTGCTTCTCCAAGTTCAGAACCCGTTGCGGCTGCTAGATTTAGCGTTGCTTCTGTTGCATCTAAAATTTCTTTTTCATTAAATCCTAGTTTTGCAAATTCTGTTTGAAGTTCAGAAACTTGTGAAGCAGTAAAAGCAGTTGAACCCCCAAGCCTAATTGCATCATTAGTAAGTGCTTTAATTTCGCTTCTTGATTTACCTAAAACAGCGGCAAGATTTGCGTTTCCTTGTTCAAAGTCTTTAAATATTTTAACAGAATTTTTTAATGCTGTTGCAATTGCTGTAATACCGCCTGTAATACCAACAAAAGCAAGCCCCTTTTTAAATAATCCGCTTAATTTGCCCCATGCACTTGTATAGTTACCAACGTTTCTTTGGCTTCTTCCTGTTGTTTGTTCTACTGCAAGAAGTTCTTTTTGAAGTTTTTGGATTTCTTTTTTTAAAACCTGTCCAACTTGTGCGCTTTCTCTTTCTTCTTTGCTTAATGAATCAAAGGCTTTTATATTAAGATTAAGTTGTTGCCTTAATTGTTTTAAACTTCCTTCTTCAGCTTTGTTTTTATCAATTAATTTCTTCTTTGCTGCAATTTGTTTTTCTTGTTCCTTTCTTAGTTTTTCATTTACTCTTTTTGTTTCTGCTTCTTCTCTTTTCTTTTGCTTAATTAATTCATTAGCAAGTTTTATTCTTTCACGCTTTTCAAATTCAATAGATTTTTGAATCTCAATTTTTCTTTTTGCTTCTAATTTAATTAAATCAGATTCTTCTTTATTTTTTAACTTTCTTAAATTTTCAGCATTTTTATTTTGATCAGCAATTATTTTATTATTTATTTTTTTGTTTTCTTCTTGCTGCTTTTTCTTTTGTTTTATTAATTCAGAAGCTAATTTTATTTTTTCTCTTTTTTCAAATTCAACAGTTTTTTTAATTTCTTTACGTCTTGCAGTTTCAATTGAAGCTTCTCTTTTTGCTTCGCGTTCTGCAATCTTTAATAAATCTTTTCTTGCTTGTTCCTGTTCTTTGTAAAGCTTCTTAATGCTTTCTGTTTGTTCCTTTTGCTTTGAAAGCTTTTGAACGTCTGCACCGCTTGTTAATTTATTACTAGATATTTCTTTTTTTAATTCACCTGCTAAACCTTGAATCTTTTTAGTTGATTCATCAATTTGAGTATTTAAAGTTTTAAAAAAGTCTAATAAGGGCTTTCCAAAACCATCTTCAAAAAAATCTTTATTATTAATCTTTTTTGCCATTTTAAGCGCTTTTAACAGCTTGTTCTTTCATTTGGTTAATGTAGCTGTATAATTTTGCAATTGGTGTTGTAAAAGTATCTATTTGGAATCCCATGTACTTTTCTACGTGCCCAACTGTTTTATCAATATCAAATTCTCCTTTTTGTTCTTCTTCGTTTTGCAATTTCATTTCTTCAGCTTTTATTCTGTTTGCAATAAAAGGATCGTTTGAAGTAAGTTCTTCTAATTTAAGCAAAAGAATGCTTTTTTCAATTAAGCATCTATTTATAAATTCCTGCGACATTGCAAAACGGTTTATAAATTCAGCTTCTAACTTCTCCCAACGTTCATAAAGTTCAAATAAATCATGCTTTTCAATTTTAATATCTTCATGTTTTTCAGTTTCTAATAAATAAATTAGTTGCCCAGTTAATTTAATTTTAAAGAAGTTCCAAACTGGAAGGGTTGAAAGACTGTTATAATATTTTTTGTTCATAGTTCATGTAATAAAAAACGTCTTAATTCAATATAAATATATTCAATTACTTTTTCAGTATCATCATCATTTAAACCTAAAACATCAATTCCAAAATCATCAAAAAGATTGCTTTCTTCTCCTGATTCATCTTTTTTAATTGGATCAGCATCAAAAATTAATTCTGTTCCTGTTGCATGAAAGGTAAAAGATTTATAAAAAGCACCTGTATCAAGTAAAGTTATATGGTCTGTTCTTTGCCCTTTTTCTTGTTTTATTACAACTGTTACAGGGCTATATTCCCCCAAAGATTCACCTTCTGAATCCTTACCAGTAGTTAAAAGTCTTTCTTGCTCTAAAAAAATAATATACTTTCTTGTTCTTGAACTGTTTAAAATCTTAGTAATTATTTTTACAAAGTTTAACCGCTTATATTTATTTATTGTTTTGCCTATGTCCATTTTTAATAAAAAAGCCCTGCTATTTGCAAGGCTATAAAGTAAAAAATTATTTAAAATTAAAAACTAATTTATTTTTTATCTGAATTTTTTCTTCTAATTGGTTTTTTTTTGCCTGCAATTGCTTCAAATATTTTATTTAATTCAGGCTGTAAATCTTTTGCTTGATTAGTATATAAAACTTTGCCTTTAAAAACACCTTTAAACTCTTCAAAAGATAAACCTTTAACAAAATCCTGATTGAAAGCAGTTTTAACACCTTCCAAATAAACAAAGCCTTTTATAATTTCTTTTTTCATTTTATTGTTTTAAAAAGGGTGCAAAAATTAATCTGCACCCCTGTATAAACTTTTAATTATGGTATTGAAATTAAACTCTTTTCAACTGGTCCGAAGTTCAAACCGTTCTTGCTTCCTGAAAGTTTTAATTTAGTTCCTCCTGATTGTGTAGGAATAACAAATACGTAAACACCATCCGAAGATTCAGTTACAGAAGTAATTGTTACTGAAGCGCCTGCTGGTGAAGTTACTATTGTAAAATCTCCTGCCACTAATCCTTTAATTGGACATCCAAAGCAATCTTTTAAAGTTGCTGTGAATCCTGTTGTACCAATTGCAGTATAAGTTGCTTCAACGTTTACCTGTCCTCTGAAAGTTGCCGCTGTTAACGGATCAAAATCAAGTTCTGAAACTGGTAAAACTCTTAAATCACCATCTTTTTCAGTTTGTGCATATCTGTATGCAACTCTATGCTTCATTGAAGTTGTGTACGTAGGCTTAACAAGTCTAGCTTGTAAAGATTTATGATCAACTACAATAGGAAATAAATCATCCGCATCAGTTTTGCAAAATCTGAAAATAATATTTCCTGCTTTGTCAATTACATATTTACCCCAAGCACCTGCTTTCTTCCATTCTTCAACCTCTGAAAGTACACAGTTAGGCTCTTGAATAAAAAACCCTTCAAAATCTCTATCACCTTGTTTAGTGTTGATATTAGCACCACTATCTAAAGTTTCAAAAGTATCATCTGCTCTTTCATCAACGATATTATCCATGAAAGGTAAAGGATAAAATTTATTCTTATTATTCGCTGCGTTAATTTTTAAAACCCATGCAGCAAGGGTTTTTGCATCAGCCTTGCTGATTTTGTTTAAGGCTCCTGTACTATCATACAAAGGAACCCAAACTTCAAACAATTCAACTTCCATCAATGATGAACAGTCAAAGCTTGAAATGGATGAATAAAAATCACTACAACAAATCATGTTTTATAAAATTTTAAATTATTAATAATTATTACCTAAAATACGAAAATTTTTAGCAAATACAATTGAACTGTAAAGTTTTACTTAATGGAACATCAATAGCAAGTTCAACGCCTGTTAAATTATTATCAAAAAGAGTTTCTGAACTTGTTCTTCTATCTCGTATAATTTTAACACCCCATTTTGAATAATTGCTTATAATATAATCTGAATCTTGTATATAAACTCCCTTTGTAATATCTAACTGATTAATAAATTCAATTGCTAATTTTTTCATACGGTCAACAACGGAATAAAGTTCATCAATAGAACTATCTTCATAATTCGCCTGATCCATAAAAAACAATCTTAAAGAACTTTCTGAATCATATAAAAGGCTTCTATCCTTGAAAAACTTTTGCCTTTGAACTTCAAACATAATTACAGCTGGGTATTTTGCGTCCATATCAATACCGCCTGCGTTTATTTCGTTATTCATATCAACAGGATCACCATAATAAAAATATGGTTGAAGTGCTACCCATGAAGAAGCAGTTAATAAACTAACTGAAGATTCTACTTTAATAAATACATTTTTTGAAACTTCAATAACGTAAACAGAAACACCTAAAACTTCTATAAATTGTCCTTTTTTAATATCAAAAGTATTTGCAGTATTAAGAGTATATTCATTGCCGCTTGCAGTTACAGAAGTAATTGCTGCTGTCCTTTTTGCTCTTAACTTTGCAACAACGCTTGATATTAATGCTTCTATTGTTATCCTGTTGCTCATATTATATTAAAAAAATCACTTGCTGAAGTATCGACTGAACCTGATAACCCTTTTATTTCTGTTCTGTCTAGAGTTAAATTACCGAAAACTGAAGTTGCTCTTACAGATAAAACCCCTGCGCTTTCTCCTGCGTTAACACTAATCGCACCCGTTGCGACTTGTCTGTTGGTGTTGTGTGTTGTAAAAGTTCTTATTGTTCCTGTTGGTATTTGTTGCGTAGCGATTGCATTAACACAGCATGAAGTAATCATTACTAAAGAATCATCTTGAGTTACTGTTAAATTCCCTGTGTGAGGACTTGAAGCACCGCCCGTTCTAATTGATGAACCGACACCCCCACTATCTGTGAAGCTTCTAATGTGCATGCTAATAGGGTTAAACTGTGAACCGTTAAAATTCACCCTCAATTGATTGTTTCCCGTTGGCGGATTCTCTAAGTAATAAAAAGCCATTCTTTGAGATAGCCCATTTCTATTTAATTGATATAATTGAGACATTGCAACACCGCCATACGTACAACCCGTATATGTTCGCGTGTTACTCATTGTAAATTGCGCAATAATTAAACCATTTGAACCCGTATTTTGTGTATGATTTTGGGTTTTATTGTTTGCCCCTGGCGTTTGGTTTAAATTGGTTACGTTCCCTTTTGTTGGTGCTGCCATTGCTTAAAGCTCGTTTAAGTTGGTAATATTTTTTAATTCTAAGCCATTAACATTTATAACTTCTGTTCTAGCTTCATAAACAAAAGAAGTTGATTCAAAAAACGTTGAAACGCTTACTAATCCAAGTTCTAATTTTGTTCTGTTTTCTCCTAAAAATGCGCCTAAAGTTGAATCATAATCTTCATTTATTTGATTTACAATTTCAATATCCGTTGTTGTTCCGTAATCAGAATATTTTAAAAATTCTGTTCCTTCCAATTCTATTTTCGAAATTATATAATACATATTAAGCTTCTTCTTTAATTGCGATTACATCCCATTTTGTAGCAGTTGCATTATATACGCAGCCGATATAAACAGTTTTGTTTGCTGTTGTTGTTGTGGGTAGTGTTACACCAATAACCCGATAAATTGCATTGAATGTTAAGGCTCTATTTGTTCCGTTATCTGTTAGCCTAATAATTAATCTTAAACCGTTTGAAGCTGTGCCAGTTGGCGCTGCAATTGTTAAAGCTGAAGCAAGTGCAGAAACTGTTTCCTGTTCATTTTCATCAATGTTCGGTGTTAAAGTTGTTGCTGTTGCTGTTGTGTTGTCGATTGGTGCAACAATAGCTTTTCTTTTAATACTTTTTTTGTTAAAACTATCTTCTGAATCTTCAATTATATATTCATCTTGATTATCTGAAGAAGTTTTTTCTGTTATTGCTGTTATTTCATTTGCTGCATTTACGTGTACTGCGTTCGCATCTGCTGTTGCAGGAAGTGCAGAAATAACAATTTTTTTCTTATTGTTTGAATCTGCTGCATCTTCAATTAAAACAAAATCTGCACCTGTTGGCGTTGCCTTTGTTGAAATAATTGCAATTTCGTTTGCTACGTTTACATGTACTGCGTTTGCATCAGTACCGCCGCCGCTTGAAGCCTGCGCTTCAGCTTTCCAAGTTCCTACTTGATCGGCAAAGTTTTCAGCACTTGAAAAACTGTTTGTAAGTTCTGAATCGTTGTATAAATATTTGTTACCATCAGGAAAATCAACAAAATTCCCTGTAACTTCAATCTGTAATAAGTTTAAATTGTAGTATTTTATTACAACACCTACTTCAATAAATCTTAAAAAACCTCCTGTTCTTGTAAAAGTCTTTGCAGCCATAATTTTAATTTAACTTCCTGTGTTTGCTTCTTGTATCCATGTCCCTATTTGATCGCCTAAAGCCTGCGGATTTGCATACCCAGTAACCGTATCAGTATTAAAATCTATTTTAACCCCTGAAGGGAAAAAAAGAAAGACATTATTATTAATATTAATTTGAATATCAAATAAATTTATTCGTGTTTTACTTGCGATGCTATCGCGTTGTATCCTTAAGTCTGCTCCGCGTGATTCTATTAAAAAAGTTGCCATAATTGTAAATTTAACTAATCATCCCACCAAAGAAAGACTTGTTTTGTATAACTCCTTTGAAGTTAGTAAAAATATTATATTTAATTTCTGAAACACTAGGAAAATTTAAACCAGTTGAAGAAGCAGTAAAAGTAAAACTTGTGTTTTCTGTAATAGTTCCAAATTTATATAATTCACCATTAATAGTAAAAGCAGCGCCTGTAACCATGTAAAGAGTATCTGTAACTGCGACTGTGTAAGTGTTATCTGTGTTATCAGTAACACCCGTTGATGTTCTTTTTTGGCTGTTGTTGTATTGAATAAAAAGTTGTGCTTCTTTAAAATAATCAATTGCCTTATTAAATTTTTCTTCAGCAAAAGCAAGTGTTGAATTTGCTGTTAAGTTTTCGCTGTTCCTGCTTTGTCCTGCAACGTTTCCAATAATAGTATTTTGAACGTCTTGATTGTTTGTATAATAGTAATAAGTTAAATATTGCAGCATTCTTTTTAATCCTGTATAATCATAAACCTTTAAATCATAGGTATAAACAACACCGTTTAAAAGATTTAATAATTTCTTTGTTGTTGGTGTTGGTAATTCAGCGCCCAATTCAAGGTATAAAGAATCTCCTAAAAGCTTTTTTAAATATTCCTCTTGAATCTCTTTTATGTAGCTTTTTAAATTATCCTTTTCAAACTTGTTTTGTGAAATTCTTGTTTCACCCGTTTTAAAATCATCAGTTGTTAAAATGCTTGTGAATTGGCTCATGCTGTTAATTTACAAAAAAAGCCCCTAAATAAAATTAAAGGCTTTCAAAAATTGGTAAAAATTAAAGTAAACTACAATTTGTCTACGTATCCTTTTCTTAAAAGTTTTACTGCTGTTTTTTTTGGAAGGTTTAAAATAGAACCATCTTTTATTTTTGCAGAATTAAATTCTTTTGCAAAGCCCTTTAAAACTTTGACTTTTATTTTAATGTTTATTTCTTCTTTTACTTCAGGTTTAACTGTTTCTTTTTTAGTTACCCTTGTTTTTTTTGCTCTTGTCATCATAAATAGATTTAAAAAAAGGAACAGCCTTAGCTGCTCCCCTTATTTATAATTTATGCTGTTTCTAAAGCAGCTGTATTTGTAGAAAAATCACCTGCAACAAAAGCGCTTCTATCGTTATTTTTAACGAAAGTAACACCGCGCCATTCAGCACGAATTGTTTTGTAATTCTTTACAAAGTTGTCTGCATTGTACCCAACCTCAATTGAAACTGATTGTTTAGTTAAAACAGAAGCTTTGCTAAAATCACCTACTAGGTATTTATCAACAGTAACTAAAGTTGTTGGTATAATTGGAACACCATCCAAAGAAAGTTCACCGCCAACCATTGCAAGTCTTTCAACATATCTTTTATCTGTTGAAGATACTTTAACCATTTTTAACGCAGTAACATCTGAAGGGTGCATTAAAATGTAGTTTGGAACTGCAGAACCTTCTTGTGCAATCATTATTTGATCCATTGCAACGCTTAAAACGTCAACGCTGTTTGCATTGTCAACAGTACCTGCAAAAACACCTGCTGCAAATGCTGGTGCAACTGTGAAAATACCGTTCATTTGTGGAGAAACTCCTGAACCACCGAAAACACCTGTTTCAACAGCTTTCAACAATTCTTTTGTTAATTCGTTGTTAATAGCACTTTCAATAAAATCAACATCATCAAGCATTTCATCTGTAACAGTAATAAATGCAGTTGTCTTTTCAACTTTCTGTGAACCAACTAATAAATCAAAATCAATTTGATTTTTAGCAGAACTTTCAGCAGTTGGACCAGCAGAACCTTCTTTGTTAGCTTGATAAACCCATTCAACAAGGTTTGAACCAATTGTTCCACCGCTTACAATATCTAAAAGTCTCACAACTCTTGAAGGAACAGAATTTAAACCTGAAATTCTTAATGCTTGAGGAACCTGCCCAGTAACATTTCCTGCTAGGCTCATGTCTCCAACAGCTTTTACATCAAATTTTACGTTATCTGCTGCACTTGAAGAATTTTTTAATCTCTTTAATCCTTCAATATTTGAATCTAATTTAGTTCTTAAAGACTGCTTGAAAGAAACTTCTTTCCCTTCAACCTCTTCAGAAGATAATTTTTTCAACGCTATTCCTTGAAGTTTTAACGCTTCTTGTAATTGGTCGAATTGTGCATCTTTTTGCTTTAATATTTCAGCTTTAAGTTCTAAAATATCTTCTTTTGAAGCCTTTGCTTCAATTGCTTCATTCAACGCTTTTTGCTTTATTGCGTTAAATTCGTTCATTAATTCCAAAGCTTCTCCTGCAGGAAGTTTTGAATAATCATCTGCGGATATTCCTTTTTTTGATAAAAAATCTTTCATCTCTAAAAATTTAAAAATAAGTTATTGTTAAAATTGTTTAATTTATCTGAATCAGAAGCGCGGCTTTCTTCTTTCAAAGTGCTTTTAATAAGCGGCTTTTCAATTGTAAGTGCTTTCTGTAATTCGCATATTTGATTAAAACGGGCTTCAAGGTTTTCAAGCCTTTCATCTGTGCCTTTCCCGTTTTTAATTGCTTTTAAAAAAGAAGCGTTTAATTCTTCTAATTTTTTTGCAAGTTGGCTTTTATTATTTAATCCTTTTGCAACGTCTAAAACTGGCGTAAATTCATTCGCGCCAAAAGTAACTGCTGAAACTTCCCAAAGTTTTACCTCTGTTATATCCCAGTGTCCATCTTCATTTAAAGAACTTTCTTCATTGAATTTAATTTTGTCTTGTACGTAATTAAACCCAATTGAATGTTCTCTTAATATTCCATCTTGATAATCTAAAAGCGCATCATTGCCTTTTGTACTTTTCCCAAGCGTTGAAACTACTTTTAAACCAAATGAATCTTCATAAATTTCTTTTATGCTTCCTATTTGGTGCTCAAAATCATGGTTTCTTAAATGCGCAATTTTGCGACCATTAGCAGCTCCACCCCTTTCTTGAATTGATTTAGTGAAAGCGCCCTTTTTTATAACGTCATTATCTGAATCTAAAACATCAAAAGCAGAACCATAAAATACAACTTCGCGTGAACCTTCAGAAATATCTTTTAGTTCAAAAGCAATGTTTTTTGCCCCGTAACTTTTTGAAAGTTTATCTTCAATATGTTTATTTAAATCTTCCATTTGCCTATTAAGATAAAATAAATTATCTAATCTTCAATATTTTCTTCAATTGCATCATTTGAACCGCTTATATAAAATTCATCCATTGAAGGTGTGTTTTCAATTCTTCCTAAGCTTAACATTTCGCGCCCTTCGTTTGGAGAAATAACACCTTGTTTAATTAAAATACTTATTGTTTGGGCTTTTTTGTTAATATCTTCCTGCAAAGAAGGTATATTATCAACGGAGAAATCAAGAAATAAATCAGCATTTTCTGCTTCTGAATATGAACGTACTAACCAATTATTATAATTTTGTTTAAATATTTCAAGTAAAGGAATAATTGCATCTGTATAAAAATCCTTTTTTGCTTCTGTAATATTGTTGTACGTACTTGAAGCAGGATCATTAAATAGAACGCTTGATACGTTGTATTGGTTACAAATAGCCCTTAATGAAATGATTCCTTGATCCATCAACTTTAAATCTTCGCTGCTCATCCCCATTTTAATAAAATCAAGTGAAGCGTTTGTAAACATTGGTGTACCAAATTTAGCACCGCCACCATACCTTGATTTATAAAGTTTTTCTAGTTCTTTACTGTTTTCAGGTGTTAAACCGCGCCCCTCTTTACTTGTTACAATACCCATTGCACCTTTGTTTTTTAATATTGAAGCCATTGCTTCCCACTTTTCAGAACTTGCAGCATAAACCATAACCAAAGATTCCAACGGTGAAAGCCCTATTAATTCGTTATACCCTTTTAAACGTGGATCAAATCTTTTAACGTGAAGAACTTCTTCAGCACTAAAATTTTGCAGTTGATTAATATTTAAAGAATATCCTGCAACAGGGTTTATGGCGTTTCCTTTTATGGGTGCTGTATATTGTGAAGGAAGAACAGAAAGTTCTCCAAAGCCTGCAAAACCCAAAGATTCAGTACCATTTATGTAAGTGTTTCCTGTTGTTAAATACATAACAGCGGCTGCTTCTTGAAATTCAGCCCAAGTTTGCAACGGATTAGGACATTTTAAAACATCATTTAAAGCTGAAGTTGTATTTGTAAATATTTCATCTCCTTTGCGCTCTTTTACTTCCCACTTTATAGAAGCAAAAGAAGAAGCAATTCTTGAAATAACAGCGTTAACATCTGCATTTTCAACAAATCCTTTTTCAATATAGTTTGTAAAATTTCTGTCAATAAAATTATATTGATTGTTGCCAATTGTAAAGGATTCATAAAGCTTGTTTGGCTCTGAAAATTCCCTTCCAAAAGCCTTAAATAAAATTTTACTAAAAATATTCATGTTTCTAAAAGTAGTTAAAAAATTAATGTGCAAAAAATTGCGGCGTTGTTAAATCAAAAGAACAGTAATAACGAAAAGCGTCTATTAAATGGTTAAATTTATCAACAGGCTTTTCACTTCTTCTATCACTCCAAATATAATTATTCAATTCTTTAATTAAATTGGAAGAACTTTCTTCAACTATTATTTCGTAATTCTGTATTAGTCTTATTCCTGCTCTTATTGAATCAGGTCCTTTAATAGCGCCTTTAATATTAAAACCTTCATCAAAAAGTTCATCTATAAGTCTAGGTTCAGCTGAATCTGCTATTATTAAATCATTTACTTCACAATGTTCTTTTAAAACTTCAACTAAATTTGCTGTTTTTAGTCCTGTTTCATAAAGCAACTCTTTTAAATATAACTTGTTTTTCTTCTTATCAATTGCAACTTTAACAAGTGTTGATGGATCGTTTGAATACCCAAAATCGATTCCAAAACCAAAATCAAGACTATCATTAAATTTATTTATTGACCAATTTTCAAAGATAACCCCTTCAGCTTTTGTTCTCCATTGCCCAAGATAATTAAAAGCGTAGTATTTAGGATTCTGTTTTTTAGCTGTTAAAGCTTTATTAATCCAACTTTCATTAAGAAATGGTTCACTAATACGCCACGTTGTATGAATGTGTTCAACTTCTTCATGTGTTGAAATTGGTATTTGTTCACCTTCAAAAGATTCATATTTACACGCGCCTTCAAGCCATCTTTTATAGATAAAATGGTCAGGTGTTGAAGGGTTCATAATCCAAATAACCCTATTCTGTTTGTTAATCGTTCTTATTGAATCATCTATTTTATCAAAAGCTTCCTCATCAAGGAAATCTTCACCTTCTTCAATCACAAAAGTTGTTACACCTGCCAAAGATTTAAGGTTTGCTTTTTGTGAATTGCTTGAAGCTTTTATACCTCTAAACCAAATAAAGGAACCTGTTTTAATATTATAAATATCTTTTGTTGTTATATGAAAGTTTTCTTGAACTCCTAATCTTTCAATGGTCTTTTTAAATTCAGGAATAATTGAAGTTTCTGCTGAAGTCATTGTATAACGTGTAAACAAAACACCGTTCCCCTGTTCATAAGTTAGTCTGCAAAGCATTTCTGAAACGTTGTAAGACTTAGCAGAACCCCTTGAACCAGTCAAAAAACAATATCTTTTTTTAGTAGTGTATAAAGGTTTATAAACGTTATTAATCTTGCTGATCATCTACCCACTCAATTAAAGGAATATTAAAATTATTGTTTTCGTTTATATTTAAATTTTTATCAGGTTCATTTAATCCAAGCATTTTAATAATCATTTCAAGCGCTTTTAACTTATCGTGCATTTGAAACTGAATAAACTGTTCAGAAACTTCTCCATAACTCTTTTGCGTTATCTTAATATCTTTTATTCCTGCTTTTACTTCAGCAGGTATATCGGCAAAATCTTTAACTTTTGACCAATCCTCAAATAAATCACTTGGATTTTGGAAGGCAACCTTTTTTAATTCTAATAAAATATTTAACGCGCTAATCCCTGAAGATTCAAGCAGATTCTTTTTTAAACTATCAATTCTTTTTTTAATCTTTTCTTTTTGGAGCATCTTGCAACCTTGTGCGCCTGCTGTTTTCATTGAATAGCCTGCTTTCTTTGCTGCTGTTGTTGCGTTTGAACACCCTACATATTCAATGCAGAAATATTCCTCTTGAGGTGTTAAACCCATTGAAGGTTTCCTTCTTGCATCGTTTTTCTTTTTTCGCCCTCGTGGATCAGTTCTTTTTATTGCGCCCATGTTTATAAATTACAAAAAAACTAATTAATTAAGCATTTATAATTTATCTGTTGCAATTCTTACTGTAATTTTATCTTCAACAAAATCATTATTGTTGTACCCTTTTAGAACTTGAAAGCTTCCTTTGTAACCAGTTTTATCTTTTATTCTTTTGCAGGTTAAATTAATCTGTCTTTGCAACCTTTCTTTTTCGTTTAATTTGCTGCTGTTTATTTTATACAAGTAGAATTTTTTCATTTTGTTTTTTTTGTTTTTAGCGTTTAATTTTCAGCTTCTTCAATCATAATTAGCAATTCTTCAAAAGCTTCTTCATCATTCCTTAAAAGAAGTTTTAATTCGTTTTTACAGGGCATTACATCCCACCTTGAAACAAATTCGCCTGCAATTATCTTTGCAGCTATTTTTTTAATCCTGTATTCATCCATTTAAAAAGCAGTTATTAATAAAATGAAAGTGAAAAATAATAAAATTAGCGCTGTAAAATAGTTTTTAATTGTCATGTTTTTTGTTTTTGGTTTGTTAATTTAATTATTTATAAGACAAAAAAAAAGCCCCGAAGGGCTTTGGTTAATTTATTATTTTAAATTACAAAAAACAATTTCTTTTGCTTTGTAAACATTTTTTAAATGGTTTATTTCGTCCTCTAATCCGTAAGCTTTTACGCTTTTTTTAATTGATAAAGTTTCTCTATAAACTTCATGTCCATTTAAACCGCCTCTTAAACTTGAAACGTATTCAATAATTAAATTTTCTGTGTCAATGTATAAAGTTGTCATGTTGTTATGTTTTGCGTTGTTCATATAACGAATATACGGACAAACTTTTGAATTGTTGCAAAAAAAAGTAATAATTTCTTCAATCGAATGTAAATTAATCTTCAAGAGCTTCTTTTGCACCTGCTGAAAACATTTCACTATTCACTTCAAAGGCTTTTATTTTATGGTAAATTGAAGAACTTGCAATCCCTAAAACAATACCAGTTAAGAGCATTAAAACCCCTGCTAATTTCATAATTCTTTATTTATTACACTGGCAACTTCTAAAGCGTTCAATTGTCTTTCAACGTAACTTTCACCCCTTAAATGAGGGAATTGATTTTGAACCTTTCTCCTAACTCTTGTTACGCTTTCCATCGCAGGATAAACACCATTAATAAATTTCTTTGTGAAAACTTCAACACTTTCATTTTTAAGATCTTTATCAATAATTAAAATTAACACCATGAAAAGTCTGTTGTCATTATCCCTGCACTTTGGATACTTTTCTAAAAGCATTTGCACCTGATCCTGTATTTTTAATATTTTGTTAATCATTTTTTTTGTTTAAATAAAGTTCAATTATTTCGTTTATTTCTTGCAGTTTATAATATTTCGCTTGGCTTACTTTGTTTTTTAATCCTGCTTCATAATGCTTTTTTTTTGCAACCAATTGAAGATAAAATTTAGTTTGTTTGTTCATCGTTTTTTAATTTTTGTTTAAGGTTCATATTTGCTTTCAATCTTTTTTGAAAGCTTAATTTATTAATTTTAAGTTTATTTGAAAATTGTTTTTTTAATTCTAAGTCTTTCTTTTTCATATAATTAGCTTTTAATATTTGCTGCATAACTGAAGCAAAAACATTTGATAAATTAAACCTGTTAAAACAACAGCTATTTTTAACCCTTTTTCAATTGAATTTACTGCTTCAACAAAAGTATCTAAGTTCTCAAAAATTAAGATTATAAGAAGAAAAGGAAAGGGCATTATCATAAGGTTAACAATCAACCAAACAGACAAAGTTTTATAAATTTTATTCTTCATTTTTTTTTGTTTTTATTTCTTGTTTTTAAAGTAGTTACCAAAACAAATAGACCGCAGATTATAACTAAAGCTATTTTAACACCCATTATGCGCTGATTTTATTAATTATATATTTCATTCCATGCTTGTAAACTAAACTATTAACATAGCTGTTCATGGCTTTCTGTTCGATTAATTGCGATTCCTGTTCTGTTGGTGTTAAATTAGATTGTGTATATGGGTTCATTAAGCTTTTGATACTGAAAGAACCGCTAGAGCCTTTTAGCTCATTTAACGGCTTTAAAATTTGACTTGATACATTACCCTTAAACTTACTTAATTCTTCATTAGAAGGCATTAAAACATTCTTTTCTTCCATAATCCAGTACAAGCTTCTTGATACATAAAAATCCAATTCTAAACTTTCTCCTAATTCAACAGATTTTTTATAAGGATTTTCAAGGCATCTTTCAATAAATTCTGCTCTTATTCCTTCATAATCAACAGGTATTGAATTTATTTTTGGTTCAACAAATCGAGCAACTTTAAAACCGCGCCTGCTTTTTTCAATTGGAAAGTTTACCACGTTAACTAAATCTTTTAATCGATCATAAGCCCTTACACCGTATTTTTTTTGTAGGTTTTCATTTGAAAAGTTTGTAGTGAAGTGGCTTTTATTCCCTGTAACTTGAAAAACTTCGTACCTGTGAAGAATTATCTTTTCAAATACTTCTTGCTTATCTCCAAAATAGCGCCCTTGTTCTTCTGCTCCTAGATCATCAAATAAAATATCTTTTTCTGTGTTGTATTCAACCAAAACAGCAGGACCAGTTTTATTAAAATCTTCAGCTATTGTTTGACATCTGTAAAAACTAAATTTCTTTTGTGCAGAAAGCCATTTTTGAATGACTTTCATTGTGAAAGTTTTACCTGATCCAATTGCACCACGTACAAGAAGACCCTTTTCCCTGTTTAAAGTTGTTGATCCTTCTGTAAAATAATTTAATACATTTTGGATAAATGCAGCTAATTCAGAGCTATCAATTTCAAAATTTTCAACACGTTCTTCAACGAAGGCTTCAAAGTGTTCAAATGCTGTGTTATAGTTCATCTTCATAAAATTTAGGTTGTGTAAAGTTTTTTGTTTTGTTTTCTTCAGTAATTATTTCATCCTTCCAGTGTTGACCGTTTAAATATGTTTGCGGATTTTTTCTGTAAAGTAAATCAGGTGTTGATGCAATGTAAGCAGGAAGCGTTTCAAGTATTAATTTTCTTTCAGAATCTTTTAAACGTTTGAATATTAATAAACTTTTTTCTTTACCTACTTTTTTACCGTAAAGATTCCAAAACGTTATAAATTCACTTTCAGCTTTTGCTGAACTATTTATTCTTTTCTCTTTCTTCTCTTCTCTTATATTATCTTCTCTTATATTATCTTCTCTTATTGGTTGAAGTTCCGTTGAACGAGAATCCAACGGTCGTTGAACGGTCGTTGAACGGTCGTTGAATTGTTTTTTCTTTGCTTTTTCTTTTGCTCTTGCAACTGCTGAAGCCTTACCTGCGTTACTTGCTTGGCTTCTTATTCCTTCGCATTCTTCAAGCTGTTCATCTAAAAAACTGATATAAATTTCACCCTTAACGCTTTTTATTATTTTTGAACAGATTAATTCATTAATTAAATTTTCACCAAACTTTTTAATTATAAAACGTTTTGTAAGGTTTCCTTCTTTGCTCCAATAGATAGAACAAATATTTATAAACACCCCTTGAAGTTCAAAAGATTCCGCTGTAATATCACCGTTTGCCCATTCACCAACATAAAATTTAAAAAAAGGAATTTCTTTTGCCATTGTTACGCTATTTTAACAGTTTTAAATAAAATTTTTTACTTTAATTTATCAATTGATACGTGTAAAATTTGAGGAATTTTGATCGCCCAACTCAAAGGAAGTTCCTTTTGGTTATTTTTTACCCGGTGGTATTCCATTGCATAGGAATTTAATTCTTTAATTAACCAGTTCTTCTTTCTTCCTTGAAGCTTTAATTCTTGTTCTATTTTGTTAAAATTCATAGTTTAAATTTAGTTATAAATAATTAACTTTCTACACAAAACGAAAACCAATTTCGGTTAATTTATCAATATATCTTTGGTGCAATCTTTGAAATATTTCATCCGTTTTAAGCGCTTCAAAAGCGTGTGTTTCTGTGCTGCCTGATATAGGTGTTTTAAATAGTTCTGATATGTAACGATTCGAAAAAGTTGTTTGTTCTTTACAGATTATTATTAAGCTGTATTTCTCCATTCTGTTACGCAATAAGTTCATGTAATAAACTTTTCTAAGTTGATCAACTTGCTCTTTCATTTTTATAAATTGTGTTTTATTAATATTTGCTGAAGCATTGAATCATAATTCAAAAACAATTTTAACTTTTGTTTGTTCTCCAATTTTTGACCGTTAATAATTTTTTCTTCTGTAATTGTAACATATTTAGTGCAATAATTTAAACGTTCTAAAACCTGTCCTTTTGTTGTCTTTTCAGCAGGTAGTTCTGATAGATAAAATTTAACTTCACTTTCTTTTATATTCATAATACTATAATTTTTAAATTAATTCTTGGGTTTGTTTTATCAATGAATTTTTTTATTTCTAATTCATAACACAGGTTATCATTTAAAATTGCTCCTGAACTCTGTAAACAGTCTAAAACAGCCTTTGCAGTGTTGTCTAAATCTTGGGAAGGGTTTTTTAAATAAACATCGTATTCAAGCCTAAAATTTGTGCTGATCTTAGCATTTTTAATTTTTGCAGGTAGACACAATTTAAAAAAATGTTCAAAGGCTTTTATCTCCCTGCTTTTAAAAAACTTCCCAGTTTTAGAAACTTTGTAATTATTACTTTTTGAAGGAACCAATAAATTAATCTGTGCAGTATAAACCATAATTAAAAAAATGGTGGGCGCAGGATACCCACCGACAAAACATAACCTTTATCCCTGCTGTTAATTTTAAACTTCTGTTTCAATATACGGGAAAGCTTCAATTATTTGTGTTTTTAAAACACTTTTAACTTCCCATTCTGCAACAGATAAATGAAGAAAAACTTCAAGTTTTGCAATTGCATCTTTTGAACTTTCTGCTTGTACTATATAAACTTCGCTTTGCGTTGAATTGTTTTCTTCTTCTTCAGCAGCATAAACTGAAGATATTCTTAATTTAAAAAAATAATCCTTGCTTTTATCTATTATTACTTGATTAAAATTTGATTTATCAAGCTTTAGAAGTTCATATTCAGGAATAAATTCTTCAAGAATGCTTTGAAGCCTTGCTTCTGCTTCTGTGTGAGATAGCGCATTTAAAAGAAAAACTTCAGAAACTTTTTTAATTGTACCGTTTTCAGGATCTTGTTTTAAATATTTAATTTTTGCAGTAAACCAGTCTTTCATCTTAATTAATTTTTAAAGATTGTTTTTCAATTATTGAACAGCCTTCTATTTGCTGTCCTGCTTTCAAAGCTTTTTTAATTTCTGCTTTGTTGGCTGCTTCAGTAATTTTAACTGTTTTAAATTCAGCAGGAAGCGCGTTAACATCATCAACAAAAACAGAACTCGATTTTCTAAGCTTTAATTTATTTGTACCTGCTTCAATTTCTCCAAAAGTTTTTACTGCAAATTCAAGATTATTTGAAAGCCATTCAATAACCTTTAATTCTCTTTTCTTGATTGCTTGCAGTCTTTTTATTTCTTGATCAACTGTATTAACAATTCCTTCTTTTAACTTAATTATAGAAACATAATTTTCAGCCTTTGTTAAAAGGTTTTCTTCTTGTATTTCAAGTTCTGCTGAAGTTTCTGCTGTAAGTTCACCTTCATTTTCTTCTTCAATCCTGTTTAACAGGCTTAAAAATTCATCTGATATTTTAAAAATATTTGCCATTTGTTTTTTGTTTTTAGTGTGTTTTTAAAATGGTAAATCATTACCTTCTTTTTCATCATAAATAGGCGCTTGGGGTATTTTCGCATCCTGCGACTTTGCAACAGCTTCAATTTTCCAAGCATCCAAAGTGTTAAAACATTTTTCTTCTTCTGTTTTTGGGTTCATCCATTTACGACCACGTAAATTAAATAAAACTTTTATTTCATCCTGAATATCAAAAGCGCTTATTAAATCGCATTTATCATTAACCAGTTGAAAGTTTATTGTTTGCGGATAATCTCCTTCTGTTTTTATCCAAAATTCACATTTTGAAAATTTGTCGCTGATTTGTTGAACTTCTCCTACGTAATCAATTGTTCCTGTTAACTCCATAATTTATTTGTTTTCTGATTTTAAATTAATATAAATTTCTTGCAATTCTTCCTGCTGTTCAATTTCTCTAAACTGAAATTTTGAAAATACATTTTCAATAAGCTTTGCTTCAGTACATTTTTTTGCAGCTTCAAATTGTTCTTTTGTAATCCACTTTTTAGAAGTGTTGCCTTTCTTTTCTGCTTGATTTACAGGCGCTTTTGTTTCGGGTTTGCTGTTTGGGTTTGCATCATTATCTGCATCTGTTACAAGACCTAAAATTGAACTTAAACTGTATCTTCTGTAATAAGTAATTCCTGATCCTACAATTTGAAATTTGTTCATCCCTTTTAAAACTACGTCTGAAGGAATTTCAACTTCTGATTGAATTGATTCACCGCTTAAAGTGTGAAATAAAACAGTTGTAATTTTATTGTCATTTAAAAGTTGCGTAAACCCTAATTTATGTTTTTTCATAATAGGGTTTATTGTGTTTAAAATCTGCTTCAAATCTGCATATTTATATCCGTATCCAGTTGAACTTTCAAAGATAACAGGTACTTCTTGTTGAAATGCAGCAAGCGCTGTAAATAGTTTAATTGTTTTTACCATGCTGTTGTTTGTTTTTAATTGTTTATGTATTCAATAACATTCATTATTGCCTGTGCTTTGCTTAAATACTCTTTTGAAGCGTTTAAATGATATTCTTTGGACAATACTAAAAGAGGATTTTCATTTTTATGCTTTTCAAGTTCTTCTTTTGCATTTTTTAAATACATTTTATGTAGTCTTTCTACATAAATTTTTACATATTTTAATTCTTGTTCCATAACGTTTTTGTTTTTTACTAAGTTATAATTTATTAACGTAATGACAAAGAAAAAGTTTTTTATTTCTTCAATTGAATGAAAAATAAAGCAATTAAAACTGCTTATAACATTCTATAAAAGCAATTTAAAAAGCTTTTATTTCAATGTTGTGTACAATATTTTTTTTGCCACCCACTCATACTCTAAAACATTGTTAACTGGCTTTGGTGTGTTTTAAGCCGTTTTAATGCACTTTTATAATAGTCTGTGTCTAATTCGCAAGCGGTTAAATCAAAGTTTCTGTTATGGCACGCTAAAGCAATCGAGCCACTTCCTAAATGTGTATCAAGTATTTTGTTTCCCTTTTCTGCATAGTTATCTAAAAGCCATTCGTAAAGCTGTATAGGTTTTTGTGTTGGGTGGTGTTTCTCACTTGCAGAAGTATTGCCTTCTAAATTTCCATAATATCTATAATCAAATTGTTTTGCTACTTTATTAAATGAAGTCCACGCAAGTTCGCCATCTGCAAAGTTTGGTACTGGGTTTCCTTTATGCCAATAAATAAAACCTTTACCACCATAATTCCATATAAAAGGAAAGTAATTACCACCCCATATAATTTGCTCTTTAGAAACCCTAAATAATTCTTTAAAATAGTCTTCGTTAGGTATTCCATCATCCCAATCAGAGTTTTTATATTTATCGGCTTTTATTCGTGTTCCGTCACTTGCCTTGTTTGTTCTATTAAATGCACCAAAACCTATTCCATAAGGTGGGTCAACTATTGCAAGGTCAAAATGGTTGTCCTCATACCTTGCCATTAATTGCATATTGTCTTCGTTTGTTATTTCTATTTTACTCATAATTTATATTTTAATTTTTCAAATTAATCTGCCATCGCTCAAAAAAATACAGATACACAACAACGTATAAAGTGCATTAAAAAGCACCTTACACAATGCGTTATTTAATTATCATTTTGTAATAAAGTGAACCGCATTTTACCAAAAATGGGCGCTTTTCAGCGTTTACCAGTTTAACAACGTCTATTAATTTTAAATGGTGCAGCCCTTGCAAGGCATCAATTCTAAACACGCCTGTTTTAAAAGCTTCTCCTGTGCTGAATTTGTAAATCTGAAGGAAGGATTCAAAGCTTAGATTTTCGCGATCTAAAGTTGTAAAAATATTCTGTTGAAGTTTTCCGATATGATCCGCAACTTGGCAAAGATTTTTACCGTTTACTTTTATAAGATATTGAATAAGGTCTTTTTGGTTTTTGCCTTTTAAAATAAATTCTTTTGAAACGCCTGCTTTTGTAATATAAACACATTCTTCACTAAAGCCCAAAAGTTGATCTTCAGCACTTGAAGTTTTTTTGTTTTTCATTTTGTTGTTTTTTGTTTGCTTAAAATTATACTTTTTAAACGTAAGAAGAAACTTATTGTTATTTTATTTCTTCAATTGAATGTAATAAAAAAGGGACCACGAAGCAGCCCCTTACACTAAAACAAAAAAACGCGCAACAAAACGCATGAAAAACCTAAACCCAAAAACCAAATTTAACCAAAGCTTTTAAAAGGCTTTCACCTTCTTCAACTTCAATAAAATCAAATATAACACCTAAAGCAATTAAAAGCGCAACAATATAGCCCAAATTTTTGCTTTTATCGTGTTTGCCTTCTCCACCATCAGGACTACTTTTTGCATTTTTTACCGCTGAAGGAACACCCAAAAGAAGCCCATCAACTAAACCTTTTCCAAATCTTATAATTTTACTTTTCATTTTTTTACGGTTTTACAAGTTCAATATGGGGAGCATCAACAAAACTTTGATCATGTTTTAAAATTCCATCCCTATCCCAATTTAAACCAGTTCTTATAAGGTGTTTTATTTCACCATTTTCAAAAAGTTCAATTGCAGCCTGCTCAAATACTGTTGAAAGATACACTAAATGTACTAAATCATAAGTTAAATTTTTACCTTTATAAAAAGCATACGCGCAAAAATCAACAGCCCTTGCAAATTCATACAAAGGGTGCTCTGTAATTGTTATGTGTTTTGCTACCCTGCATAAATCAGTTTCACTTTCATAACTATCAGGATTAATTTTTGAAAGCCCATCTTTAAAATAGGCGCGTTGCGTTGCAATGGTTCTTGCACCTTCAACCAGTACAACATCAACAGAACTCTTTTCAAGCCCCTTATCTACTATCTTTTGTAAATCAGGGTGCAAAGTATCTTTTACATTTTTACTTCGCAGGCTCCATGAATATTTTACTTTTTTAACCATCGAACAGCCTTTTTTTTTGTTTTAAATAACTTTATTTTCATGCTCCCTTTAAGGTAAAAAACTTTAATTAATAAATTTATTAAAATTCTATCTAAAAAATTTAGGCTGTAATCTAAAAAAGCAATTTTTTCAATTTGCGAATGATCATAACTAATGGTTAAATCTTCAACTGTTTCAATGTTTAGTTTTACTTCAGGATTAATTACAACAAAAAAGCGTGTAAAACCTGCTTCATAGAAAGGCATTAAAGAAGTAATAATTGAATCTAAAGCTTTATTATTAATTAGATAGGTTGTCTTAATAACAACGATACAAAAGCCTGCTGATGCTTTTAAATAAACTTTATGATTATTAAATTCCGCTTCAAACATTTTTTAGAGCATTTCAAACACCCTAAAAATAAAAGAATAAATTAAAAAAACTAAAATAGCAATTTTTAAAAACCGCTTTAATTTTAGATAAAAGGATTTTTTATATATTGAAAATACTGCTGTAACATATAGAAAGCAGCGCTTCAATTTTTCTTTCTTTTTTCCTTTTCGTTTCTTACAAAAGTAAAAATTGCTATGCAGGAAACAGCCATTGCAAAAAAGTTTGCCCCCATGCTTGCAAAATCAGAAACTGCTTCAAGTTTTGCACCTGCAAAAGCCAACATAACACCAGCAAAACTTTCGGCAAAAAACGTTTCTTTCCAATTCATATATTTATAATTCATGTTTAAACAGGTATAAAATTCAATTTATAACAATTTTATCAAGCTAAATTTTTATTTTAATTAACTCGATAAAAAGCCGATTTTATCCGTTTAACAGTATTTAATTATTCTTGTAAGCTTTTATAAATTAATTCAAAAAGCATTTCAACTTGTTCATTTTGAATTTTCGCTTCAATTCTTGAACCTGTAAAAGGATTTGGTATTGAATCAAAAAGCTTTTTAAGTTGCTCCAAAGCTTCAACAGAATTAATTTCTTTTACTTCATGTAATTCGTTTACGTTTTCCATTTTTTTATGTTTTTAATATTATTTAAAAAAATTAACCCATTAAATAATTGCTTAATTCCTCGAAGGCATCAAATACCGCTTTTTGTTCGTCGGTTAAATCATCATAAAAATTAACTGTTTGATTTTTTTCTGTTTCTTCTTTAAATTGAACTATCATTCTTTTAGGTATTTCTCCTTGAGAAATTTGAAAAACTGTTTGTATTAATTTCTTTTCCATTTATATAAAATTTTAAATTAAAATATTTCCTTGACTGTCTTGAGTGTTAGTAATTGAATTTGTAATATTTGAATTGACCGCAACGGTTGAACCTTTATAAGTGTTATTAGCTAACTTTGCAGTTATTAAAACATTACCGCTAATACAATTATTAGTAGCAGTAGTAACAATCAAATCACAATTTGTTACTTCTGCTCCACTTACATTACAAAAAACGGCTTGTGAAAAAGAACTTGTTCCCGTTGATTTAGCTACACCATTTGTAAAAACTCCAGCACCCTTAAATCTTACACCAGCATTTGCAGAGCTTTCGGCGTAACAATTAAAAGCGCGTGAACTTGTAGCTAAATTAAAGCCATTATCTGCGGTTGATTTTCCTATACTGCTATAAACAACAGAACTTGAACTGCCTAACTGTATTCCGTAGCCTGCCGTAGAAAAACCACTACAATTGTGTAATTCCCCATTAAAAACATATATTCCATGTGAAGCAGTAGAACTCCCAACGCAATTATAACAATTACTTGTACCATTGCCAAAAGATAAACCGCTGTCTCCATCTGATGTAAAATTTGAATTGTACGCGTTTACATTATTGATATTGTTAGCCGAATTTTCAGAATAAAAAGTACTATTAAACACCTCAACAACAGACAAGGAACTTTGAACTTTATTCCCATTATATGAAAAAACTTTAATATTATTTACAGTACCACTATATTCAAAACCGATTTGTGTTGTTGAGGAACTACGAAAAATACCACCGATTAAAGTAGCTTCTCCCTTTGCTGATGTACCTTCAATATTTTCAAAAGTAACTCCATTAATTATTATTTCACTTGCCAAAGTGTTTTTAGTATCTAATAAAATTCCACCGTTACTGCTACCAGTATTTCTTCTTATATATCCATTATTAATTGCAAATTTTACTGTTGTATTAGTAGGAATTTCAAACATCGTAAAACTACCGGCACTTGTGTTTTTATACTCATATCCGTTCATGTTCCATGTAACTCCATCAATTAAGTTAATAGTTGTGGAAGTGCTTACAGATACATTTGAAAATTGCTCAATTACTGTACCACTTGATGCCGCTGATAGTGCCAGTTCAATAGTTGTATAATAGGTATATATTCCGGACGCGTTAGTTATCCCAAAAACACCGCCACCGCCACTAGGTAAATCTCCTATTGTAATTTTCTTTTTATTGTTGTTATCTGCTGCATCCTCTATTAGTAATATGTCATTAGTAGTAGGAGTGGGTTTAGCTGTTATTCCTGATATTTCAGATTGTGCGTTAACATGAACAGCATTAGGATCAGTACCACCACCACCTGCTAGTGCGTCAATAGCTTGCTTAACTCTTTGAGGTGTCCACCTTTTAACCGTTGTTACAGTGCCAGCCTCTGCCTCCGATTGTGTTACTTCTGGAACTTGACTGTTGTACGATGTCTCTATCTCACCATCTGTAGGATTAACTTCAGCTCCTGCCTCTATACCATCTAATTTAGTACCATCAGTAGCAACATCCCTACCATCAAAAGTGCTATTAGTTGTAATAGCTCCTGTCATCGCACCGCCAGACTTAGGAAGAGCGTTATCTGCTGTAGCCCCTTGAGCAGAAGTAGCGTAATCTGAAGAATCAAAAGCTTTTACTTGTGCTAAGTTGGTTACTTCAGAATCCATTAAAGCACCAGCGTTGGTAACATTAGTTGTATCTGTTACATCTGCTCCATCTTCTACATTAATTATTGTTCTAACTTGAGTGGCAGTAAGATCTTCAGGATCTCCCGAACCTACTGTTGCCCTACCCTTAATAGTGCTTGTAGCTACATCTGTTAACTTAGCGTTAGTAACTACATTGTTATCTATAGTAATGGATGTACCACTACCTCCTACGGTAACATCTCCATAATCTCCATCTGCTAGACCCACTAAGCTCATAATAAACCTAGAAGTAGCATTATCCCAAACGACAGCCTTACCATCAGCACTAGCACCTAAAGTACCTATGTTAGTGATATTACCCTCTATACTACTAGCATTCCATTGGGAAACAGTATTTCCAACTTGGGAAGCAGTAACACTATGAGGATTGGCAGTGCTAGATATGTGAGTATCTATCTGCGCATGGGTGTTAGTTCCTATGTTCTGAATAGATGTATGATCTATACTCGATTGAGTAAAGTGTATAGTAGCATCTGCTATATGGGTATCTATCTGCGCATGGGTGTTAGTTCCTATATTCTGAATAGCTGTATGGTCTATACTTGCTTGAGTAAAGTGTATAGTAGCATCTGCTATATGGGTATCTATCTGCGCATGGGTGTTAGTTCCTATATTCTGAATAGCTGTATGATCTATACTTGCTTGAGTAAAGTGTATAGTAGCATCTGCTATATGGGTATCTATTTGAGAGTGAGTGTTAGTTCCTATATTCTGAATAGCTGTATGGTCTATACTCGCTTGAGTAAAGTGTATAGTAGCATCTGAAATATGAGTGTCTATCTGTGCATGAGTGTTAGTACCTATATCTGTTAGACCTGTATGACTAATAGAGTTAGTAACATAAGCAAATATTCCGTTTTGATTAACAGTTGCTATACCTCCTATAGTTTTTGCTAAACCCTTAGCATCTGATTGACCAACAAGTAATTGACCAGTAGAAAGATTCGATATTAAATCTGATGGTGCTAACCCCCTAAGAGTATCAGCATCCAAACCAGAGCCTGCTCCATCTACTTTTTTTAAGTCTGTTAGAATCTCTTTTGGGATTCTAGAAATAAGCTCCCAGCCTCCCGAAACATAAGCTTTTAAACGGGAATATAAACCTCCCTCAAGGTTTTCATCTAACCATAATACATCTGTGTTAGAAGGTTCTGAAGTTCCTCTTGCTATAGCTATAGCATTTATCCCTTGAATACTTTGATCTGCCATACTTGCTTTTTATATATAATTTAAGAGTAACTTAAAGAAGCTCTATCATTCCATACGTTATCGAATAATTTATTGCCATCTGCATAAGTAACCTCAGTAACAGTTCCAGAAGTAACTACCTTTTTAATCCTCCATAAAGGAGAAGCATTGGATGTACCCAACTGAGCATAACCAATATAGTCTGTTCCTGCTGGACTTCCCTCGTCTTTTCGTAAAAACTCTGGCTCGCTAGGTATAGTAACCAAAGCTGGTACTATCCTTAAATCTGATACCAACTCAACAAAAGGAATAACCTCTACAGTAGAACCAGTAACTGATGGTAGGTTAACCACAACCTCCTTGTTCTCTATTATATAAATCTCTATCATACTACTACCTACCAACTTAGCAGTAGATATATTAGCATTAGAGTTTAAAGCAGTAACGAAAGCAGCAATAGTAGTAGGAGTGTCTGTGCTAAAAGAAACAGATACCGTAGCCCCTGCTACATATACCGATAAACCATTAGAGTTAGTAGCTAAATCTACTACATCTGGAGTCACACTTACCTTTTGTCTTAAAGAGAACCTATAAACTTGAGTTCCAAATCTATAACCCGAATCTACAATAGCATTGTTTATGTTTCTCATTCCTTTGGAATTGTCGGAATTAGGAGCTTGATATTCTTGACTGTTAATCATTTTGTTCTATTTTTTATAAATATACTTATTTTTTATTTCTATTGTTTTTATTGACTTATTTAGATAATGTTTTTTACCTTATCTGAAATTCTCTTTCATTATATTCTTTCTTTTTATTTTTAATTTCGTTTACTATTGCTTTCTTAGTCATCTTAGCACCATCCGCTTGGTGAAGTAATGTCCAAACAATATTCATAAAAGCGGCAGTTTTCTTATCTAAAGGAACTTCAACATCTTCTCCAAAAAATGATTCTTTATAAGTCTCTTCACCAGCTAATATACTAACATCTCTAGCTATATCTTCTGCTTGACCATAAAGAACTCCCAAAAGTCCTGGAGGGGAAACACCATCTGGCTCATAGAAAGCCTTGTTTAAATAATCTTTAACTGACTCTTCAGGAAACTCACTATCCGAAATATTAAGTTCCTTTCTAAATGCTTTATTCTCTTCTCTTTCTTTTTTCGCAGATTCTACTAACCTATCGTTAATTATTTTTTTAGCAAAAAAAGTTACATCATCTGGGAAACCACCAAAAAAAGAGTCAAATAAAGATTGAATACCTAATAAACCAAGCTCTTTTTTGGTTACACTACCAACCTCTTTCTCATCGTCTGGATCTTCTACACCCATCAAAGCCTCTGTTACCTCATCCAAAAGAGGTCTTATCATAAACTGTGAAGCAGCTAGAAAAGCAAAGTTAGAAACCATACTACCAGTTAGCATCTTACTATCTTTTTTCAATCTTTCTATAGCTTTTTTCTTTTGTTCTTTTGTTTTTGCTGTGCTTATATCTTTAAAAGCTCCTGCTACGTTTCTAGCATCTATATAGTTGTTATACGTTTGATTAATAGCAAAACCTTTAAATAAAAACAAAGTGTTTTTAATAAATTTAGCAAGTTTTGAATTCCAATTTCCAGAATCTGTTGTTATATCTGAAGCGTTATTTATCCAGTCTGAAGATATGTTAGAATCTGCTATAGCTTCTTTAGTTTTTTTAGAACCTAAATTCTCAACCTCTTTTGCAAGGTCAAACTTATAGCCTTTACCCTCTTGCTTTTTTCTTGCTGAAATAAACTCTGCTAATTGACTTCCTTGAGAAGCTATCTTATCTGCTGCCTTTAAAGATCCTGCTCCAAACTTGGACAAGAAACTATCTACATTCTCCCCTGCCTCTATTTTTCTAAGAAAAATCTTTAAAGCTTTCTCACCAAAACCTTGAGCATCGCTTAAACCAACATCCCCCTCTGCAACCCTAAGCTTAGAGTTAAAGCTATTCATTAATTTTTTAAAGTTTTCGTAATAAGCTTTATCTTCCGATAACCTAGAAGTAGTAGCCTTCATTATAATACCAAAAGATTGAGTGCTTTCTTTTGGAGTTCTTATAACAGAATTAGCAATAATAGAAATAGGCTGTTTAATCCATTGCTCAGTACCTCTTAAAGGCATAGCTACAAAGGCATTAAAACTACCCTTCATAGACCTTTGAAGTTTTGTTGTCTTAGCAATATTATTAGCGTAATTAGAATTTCTTTTATCTAATAAAGTGCTAACCCTTCTTAAAGCTTCATTATATAAATTTTTGTTTACTTGTTCTTTTCCTGCAAATAAATCCTCTAAAGGTTTAGACTGCATAATATTTTCTAAAACTGTTCTATCATATAAAGTATGAATATCATTCATAGAATCCACATACCCTGCCGAAGACGTTCCAAAAACATCAAAGTTATAAATAGTCTTACCAGTTTGATCTATTCGAGTTCTCTCAATAGTTCTACCAGATAGAGTTGCTTTTATAGAGTTGTTTTTAAATTCTTCGGTATTTTCTTTTTTATCTAGTTTAGTAGCAAACGTAGGAAGATAGTTTTCCAATAGGTTTAAATCCTCTCCTTTAGCCATTAAATATGATTCATTCATATCTGACCTAATAGCAAGAAACTCATTCTCTAGGAAGTTTAACATCTTTCTTTCGTTTTCAGAAAGTCTATTCTCTAAATTAGATTTAGTTAAGTCTGTTTTTTTAAAGTCAGAGTTTAAATCAATACCTAAATCTTTAAACGCTTTTTCTATAGCATCAGCCTGTCTCTTATTTTTGCTTCCTACTATAACTCCTGACTTTTGCTTTCTTAAATTATTAACTTGATTTTTTATAGATGTCAATCTATTAACTAAATCTTGTTGCTTTTGCTCTTCGGTAAGATTAAAATCATTTTGCTTTAAAAAAGATATAACACCCATTTTTATAGAGTGATTAGAGTCAAGGTCAAGCTTTAACTCTCTAGCTAAAGAACTTAATCTAGTTTTAAATTCATTATTCTTGGTAGTGGCTTCTGACCATGAAGATTCATAATTTCCAAACAACAAACTGTTTAATTTCTTAGCACTAGGAGATCCTTTTGTTATCGCTTTAAGCCAGGCAGATAGATTTGGTGCTAATCTTGCACCATCGTAAACATTACTGAAAATAGCATCTTTTAATTTTAATTGTGCAAGCTTTATTTTTTTAATAGAGTCTAGCAAGGTAGCCGCCTTATTTACACCAGCAACAGAATTAAAAGACATTATCTCATCTAAAGACTGATGAAGAGACATTAGAGTTTCTGCTCCAACCATATCTTCTCTCGAAAGAATATCTTTAGAATTAATTAAATCTTTTACTATAGCCTTTTGGCGTGGTGTCATAGTAGCTGTTATAGAATTAAATTTATCTTTTAACTCAGTCAACCTATCCTGTAACCACTTCCTATTTTGTTCTTCTATTTCTTGTAGCTTTGCTTCCTTAGCTTTATCTAAAGTTTTATTTCTTATAGCATTAGATAATTCGTAGTATTCTTTAATGCTATACTTTTTACTTTTAGAAAATGGAGACTTTTCAAACTGCTCTTTTAACGCTGCAAATTTATACAAAGGAATCTCTTCTGATAAACCAGAATTTTCATAACTATCTTTTAATATTGCAAATTCAGATGGGTTTAAATCCTCTTCAAGAGCTTTGTTAAGTCTATCTGTTCTTTCCTCTTTTTTTGTTTGCTTATTTTTCTCTGCTGCATCTATTAATTCTGAAGCTATCTTATTAACCTCAGAGAAAGATGTTCCAACTTTAGATAAAGAGTCTATCATCTTTTCTGCCGCCTTAGAGAAAGCATCTAAATCTGTTATGTCATTTACGTTTACATCTGCAAAAGCTTTAGCTAAAATACCTCTCTGACCAAGCTTATTACCTTCTTTTTTTCTAGCTCTTTTTAAAGCGTTTTTAAGTTTTGTTTTAAGATTTGATACCTCTTGCTTTTTCTTTATCGTCTCTGCCTTTTCTATGGCTTGATTAACTTGATCTTCAAACTCTAAAACATTAACTGGTTTAGAAGTGTCAACATTTTGAGATAAGGTTAGTAATTTTCTTAAGTCAGACTTAGATATGTTTTTTACATTAGTCTTTATTTTAGAAAAAACCTCTTTAACCAATTTCTTTCTACCTTTTGATAAATTCTTTACAGCAGCCTCTTCAGCTTTTAAAAGCTTTTTATTTAACTCTGTCTCAGGTATAGTTACTTGTTTTTGCTTAGTTTTCTTTACACCAGTAGTAGCTTGAATTTTTGTTTTAACACTTGGATTAGCAGCATTGTATTGTAATACATTAGCAAGCTTATTAAGGGCAGAAATAAGAGATTTAGAATCTATTACCTTTGACCCTAGGTTTCTAACAGTATTTCTTTGATCCTCTGATAAATAAGAATCTGCTTCTTTTACAGATTCATTAAATTTATTTTGATTTTCTTTTACTGATTTTACTGCTGATTTTGCTCCTTTTGCTTTATTCTTAATCTGCTCTATTAATAATTTTCTTTTTTTTATTACAACCTCAGCAGATTTCTTAGTAACACCAGTGCTTTTATTTATAGTAGCCTTTACGCTCTTGCCTTTATTAGATTTGTTTTTAGCCTGAACCTTGGATACAACATCTACAACATCTTTAAACAAAGTAGTTTCATTTAAAGTTTTTATTTCTTTCTTTTGTTTAGGAGATAAACCTTTTGTTTGTAAAGCCTCTTTCTTAGCCTTTTGAAAAGCTTTTCTTAATGTTATACCTGCCCTTAAAGATTTCTCTACCGCTACTAACATACCATCTATAATAGCATTAATACCTAATGGATCAGATAAAGCTTTACCCTCCCTAGATTTTCTT